TGACGGGCTGCACGATGCTGTTCTTGACACCCGAGTTTTCGCTCAGGCCCGCGGGGGTATCGGTGACCTCGATGAACTTGCCGTCGGAGGCGATACGAGTAGTAGTCATAGTTTTGTTCTCCTTTTCTTTGTTCAAAATTTATTTATCATCAGCGTATTTCTCGCCGGTGATCTCCTCATAGTCCTGCGCGCTGAGGATGCCCTTTTTCACGGCGTTGCGCACCATGCCGGCGGTCCACAGACCTTGCGCGTACCATCTTGCGATTTTCTCTTTCATGTCAGCCCTCCATCAGCGTGTCGGTCATCATGGCCGTGTAGGTCGCCTGCGCGTCGAGACGGTCGCTTGCCGCCTCCAGCGCGGCGACTCGCTCCTCGGTGGTGGGCTCCGGCTCGACAGGCTTGGGTAGGCTCGCCCTATAAGCGTCCAGCGCCTCTTGGTTGCCGGTCATGGCGGTCACGGTGCTGCCGTCCAGCTCCAGCTTGACAAAACCCATAAAATTGTAAAACACGGAGGTATCAAGAGCATCGGGCACAATCGCATATTCCGCGGGCGGTGCCCCGTGCCAGCTCTGCAGTGGCGGACGACCGCCGTTTTCGTTGGCGTTAATTTGGATGATGTTCATAACGTTCCTCCTTTAGCCAATGGCAAAGTAAAAATACGGTGTTCCACGGTGGTTGAGCTGAAGATAAGCATCCCCGGTGCTGTCGCCATACCACGAAACGGTGCTGCCGTCCCACGCGACGGCGACATTGCCATCAGAACCACCGGTGGGACTAGTGTTACTTTTCGTCATGCCGCGCACGAGGAACAGTCGATAGGATTCTTGGTTCGGAGAAACCACCAAAAACTCAGGAGGGAACGAGAACGTCAGGCTGTTGGGGTTGCTCGACCCATACGTCCCTGTGCCGGTGTACGAGCCCGTGGCGATGCGCACCTTGTCGCCGAGCTGACCTAATGGATTGTAAGTATATCCATCACTCACGGCAGGCGGATAAGCGTCAGGAGATGGACTATTAACATAGCCAAATAAAGTTCTTCGGTACAAAGCATCTACTATTCTATAGGTTAATCTATATGTATCCCCGCTGACGAACGTAACACCATCTGAAAACCTAACGGGTTGTACTTCGGCGTCGGCGTATGAAAAACTACTCAATTGGACATATTTGTTGTCAAGCTGCAAAGAACCTGCGGAATTGTATGTCGGATATATCTGAGTAATGGGTTCGGCGAGAGATATATTCCCGTCGCTATCTAAAATGATATCATCTGAATACCTAACATATGTTCTGTTTGTGTTGCCGCTTTTTACTAATATCTGACTGTAAGTGGAATTAGATTTGACTACTTCCCAATTCCACTGTTCTTTTGCCCATATATACTCGTTCCCCAGCCCTCTTTGGAACCGGGACAAAAGGTGAAGTGCGTCGTCTGGCACGGCGTCGGTGCCCAGCCCAAACGCCGACGCGGTGGTGTCCTGGAGCAAACTCGCCTTGTTCAGCGGCGTGCCCTCCTGCGTGGGCTGGTCGGCGCGCGTGAGGTCGTAGGTGTTGGCTTGCCCCGCGACCGGCTCCAGCTTGACGCGCCCGGGGTACAAAGATACTCTGTCCTGCATATTGTCTCCTTTCAGGCCTCTCCGGCGTACAGCTCGCCGGAGATGTACCATGATTTTGTGATGTTGGTAATGAGCGCGTCGAGGTCGAGCAAAATCTGCTCAATGTTGTTGGCCTTGACGTAGTTCAGCCCCGCCATGCTCGCCGGAGCATTCGGCGTGGACTGCATGACCGCGATCTGCCCGCGCAGCGTGACGATGTTCTGCCGGTACGCCTCCATCTGCGAGGCGGTCGGCGCGTCGGTCGTCAGCCAGTCCTTTTTGACCGTCACGGGGCAGGCATAGCCGAGCGCCGTGAAGCGGCCCGCGATGTACTCCACCGCCGCGCCCACGCGGTTGAGGTCGGAGGCGTTGTAAAAGCCCTTGTCGGTCTGATTCGCCACGTCCGCGCGCGTGCGGTCGGTGATGAGGCTCAGCAGGCCGTAGTAGAGCGTGAGCGTGTAGTTGGTGCTGACGCCTGCCGCGGTGACGGCGGTGAGGGCGACGGCGTAGGTGTCGTCCGCCGCCCGCTCGACCGTAGCCGTCCACGCGCCTTCAATGAGCGTCCAGGTGTAGGCCGTGCCGTTGACCGTGCCGCTCACATAGATGATCTCGCTCGGCAGCGAGACGCTCAGAACCTGCGCGCTCATTCGATCTCCACCGCGATGACCATCGTCGCGCCCGCGTCGACCGGGTTCGGCGTGATGGTCGCCGACTTGATGACCGGCACCGAGGTGTCGAGCGTCACATTGCGCGTGACCGTAGAGACCTTGCCTGCCGCGTCGGTCGCCGTAATGACGATGGTATTCGCGCCCTCCGCCAGCGTGACGGCCTTGCTGAACGCGCCGCCCGCGCCGACCGTGACGCCGCCCTGATCCGCGCCGTTGAGCGTGATCTTGATCTCCACGGGCGAGGAGGTCGCGTCGTTGGTGATACCGGCCACCGTGAGAGCCGCTGTGTTAGTGATAAGATTATCCGTGGGCGCGGTGACGTTGAGCGTCGGGGGCACGGTGTCGACCGTGTAGGTGGTGGATTTCTGCGCCGCCGCGTTGCCGTCGTGGTCCTTGCAGTCGATGGTGACGGTGTGGCTGCCGTCGTCGAGGGCCGAGGCGGGCGTGTAGGTCACCTGATAGCCGTTGGCGATGGACGTGCTCGCGAGGGCCGAGGATGCAACCGCCGCGCCGTCCTGTTTGACCACGAGCGTCGAGAGATCGACGCCGGAGCCGTCCGTCTCGTCCGTGACCGTGAACACGACCGGCTGCTTGCTGTTGCTGACATACGCCCCGGAGGACGGCGAGAGGATGGTGATGACCGGCGCGACCTTCTCCTTGACGTAGAGCTTTAATCCGGCAAGCGTCGAGGCGTCTGCCGACCCGACAGTGCCCGCGTCGTTGGTCGCCTTGATTTGCACGTTGTAGTAGCCGCCGGACTGGTTGTAGGATGTTTTGCCCGGCGCGGTGATGGTGGCCTCGTACTTGCCCGTCGCGCTGTTGAGCGCAAGGGTGTAGCTCTGGCCGTTGATGATCGCTTGGACTGTTTTGATCGCCATAGTTTAGACCTCCCCAGCGAATATCTCGCCGCTGTAGTATTTTGTCGGTTCGAGGTAAACGGTCTCCTCCGTCACGGTGACGGTAAGCCGGGTTTTGGTGTTGATGTCGGCGGGATTTGGAGCAAACGCCGCGGCAAGGATCTTCGGAATCAATATCGGATAAGTCTCGCTCATGCGCTTTCCTCCTTGTCCCAGTACACCACCACACAGCCGCTTGCGCCTGCCGCACCCGGCGCGCCGGGTCCCGGATATACGTCAATAACTGTGTAGCTGCCAATGGGATTCCCGTCAAGGTCGTAATTGGTCTCCCTGTGCTTTTCTCCCTTGTTGCCGCCTCTGCCGCCCTTGCCGCCGTCGCCTGTGCCCGATTTGGGCACGGCCACGCCTGTGCGGGCGAAGCTGTCGCCGCTTTGGATGTCGGTGAAGCCGTTCGGGTAGCGCTGCCCGTTGGCGGAGGAGTAGACGCCGAAGGTGGAAGCCTCGCCGATGGTGATGGCAAAGGTCTGCTGCTCGTTGATCTGAATGGTGTCCGCCCAAACAAGGCCGCCGAGACCGTCCGTGCCGTCCGCGCCAGCCGCATCGAAGTCGCCGTCCGCGCCAGCCGTGCCGTCTCCGCCGTGTCCGACGCAGATGACGCGCAGCCGCGTTTTGCCCGCCGGGGCCGTCCACGATCCGCTCTCGGTAAAGACCGCGCGCTCGGTGTAGAGATACGAGCCGTCCGCCTGCAATAGCTTGCTCTGGCAGCCCTGCAGCACGCCGTCCGAGAATTGAAACGTCTGGTAGATGCGCCGCGCCGTGGTCGCGCTGCTCTCGTCGAGCCACACGGTGTCCACGTCGCCGATCTCACTTGCGGGGTCGCCGCGCCCGGTCAGCTCCAGCTGGTTGCCGCCGTAGCACGAGAGGATCAGCCGCGCCGCCGTGAGCGCCTGCGCCTGCGTGTGCAGAAACGGGTTCTCGATGGTCACGGTCTTTTCGCTGCTCGTGGAGTTGCCCGACACCACATATTCCGTCCCGTCCGAGAGGTGGAAAATGAGCGACGCGAGGGACTGGTTGGCCTTCATGGTCGGGTAGTTGACGAGGTTCTCCAGCGTGATCTTGCTGCCCTGGTTCCACAGCGGTTCCACCGCGAGCTTGCCCGTTTCCGCGTCTGCGCGCGGCCATGTGCCGGTCGCCATGCAGGCCCATCGCAGGATGTCGCCGCACTTCTTCCCACTCACCGCGGCGCGGCTCGAGGCCGTGACCGCGAGGTCGGCATAGTCCGCGTCCACCGTGTAGCGGCTTGCAAAATTGGTGCCGAGCTGAGAAACGAGTGAGGCAATCCAGCCGGAGAGCGTGATGGGCAGCACCGTCGGCGCGAGGTACGCGCGGTCGGCCAGCAGCCCGATGATATCCACAAGGTCCCACTGCATTGTCAGGCCGTTGTCGCCGGTCTTCCATCCGTCGGAGTATTGGTAGAAGACGCCCACGCGCTTATATTCCACGCTGCCGTCCGCAAGCCGCACGCCGATGTAGGTCTCCACGCCCTGCCGCTCCTCGATGCTCTGGAACAGACCGGACTTGCTCCGCGGCTCGAAGCGCCGCGAGAGGTTGTCCATCTTGAGCGTGCAGGTGCCGTAGGGCAGCGACAGGCAGCTCACGTCGCCCTGCTGCTTGCAGTCGAACGCCGCCACGATGTCCTCCGTCCACTCCTCGTACACGCCCGGCAGGATCTCCACCACGCGCATCCGGCGCGAGGGAAGGCTCCATTTGGTGACAGTCACGCGGATGGTGTCGGGCGTCTGCACGGTGAAGCCCTCAAAGGCGACCGCGCTCGCCGTGTTGCCGGTGACGGTCTTGGTAAAAAAGGTCTGCCCGGCGCTCAGGACCTCCACCGTGAAGTCCTCGGCCACACCCTCGAGCTCGTCGGTCGGGAAATAGACCGAGAATGCCTGCAGCACGCTGACGTCGGAAAACGTGATCGCCGCCCAGGCGGGGGCAGCGAAGCTGCCGTCCGCGCCGGAGAGCTGCGCGTCCGCGACGCCCATGTGCTCGCTCACCTGATAGTCGTCCGGGAAGATGTCGAAGGAGCCGTCCAGCAGCCAGCGGTCCTGCTCCAGCGTCGCGTAGCGGGCCGTTGTGAAGCGGTAGTCGTAGAGTTCCGCGGTCTTCGCCCAGGGCGCGAGGCTGTCCGCGCTGCCGCCGGTGAGCTGCATGTCCGGGTCGATGATGTGGATCACGGCCTTGAGCAGCACGCGCCGCGTGTCGCCGGTGATGGCGGCGAGATACGCCGCCGAGGACTCAATCATGCGGCCTCACCTCCCGCAGCGTGAAGCCTACGTTGTGCCAGCGCGGCACGCCGTGAGAGGTAAATGCGAAGGTCGGGTCGGTCAGACTCTCGACGAGCACCTCCGCGCTGACGAGCTCGTCTCCGTTGTCGGGCAGGAAGGCTGCCGTGAACGGCGTGCCGGCGCGGAGGACCGCGAGCGCCGCGCGGCAGGTCGTGTCGTCGATGTAGTCGGCGCTGTAGGTGATGCGCCAGACCTTGCCGCGCTCTTCGCTCACGACGCGGCCGGAGATCATCTCGACCTGCCGGCTGAGCGTCGCCGGATGCGCGCTGTAGCGGTCGCCGGAGACGTAGGGCAGCGCCACGCCGTCCAGGATGAGCTGTGTCGTCCGTACTTTCTTCATGCAGTCTCACCTACCTCCGGCGTCGAGCGGTTCACGGTGCGCAGGTCCTCGATCGTCTCGCGGTAGAACTCCTTTCCGTTGACATTCATGGTGCTCACGACGGTGACCTTCATGTCGCGATTCATCGCCGCCATCGCATTGACCGCCTGCGCGAGCGAGGCGCGGAAGTCCTGAGCGGTCATGGTGCGGCCGGTGCCGCCGTAGCGCTCGAGGGCGTTGTAGGCGTCCGCCTCGCCGCTCGTGAGCACGCGCTCGCCGCGGTGCAGCTCGGCGACGTAACCGTCGTAGGGCACGCGGTAAAGGCCCTCGGCATGGCTGCCGTCGATCTTGTAGCTGTCGAGCAGCGCCTGGTAGTCGCTCGCAGGCGTGCTTTCCGCCGCCGTGAACTCCTTCCATTCCTTGCTGTTGGAAATGCGGTCGTTGAGATCCTTGAGCCAGTTGATGGCCGTCTGGATCTTCTCGATCAGCCACGCGACCGCGTCCGCCGCCGCGTAGACGCCCTCGGCAAAGACGTCCTTCAAGCCCGCTGCGACCGGCGCGAGCGTTTCGCCGAGCTGCCCCATCGCCTCGTCGAGCTTCAACTGGGACTCGTTGTAGGCCACGATGTCCTCGTTGACGTCGCGCCATTCCTTGGCATACGCCGGGAGATTCTGTGATGTAAACTGATCGATAACCAGCTGCTGAATCTCTGCTTGACTTGTTGCAGCAGCAAGCTTTTCGTTAAATTCGTCCTCGCTTACGCCCGCCCAGTTGAGCGCGTCGGCAAAGACGCCCGTGACTTTAGCTGTTTGAATCGTCTCGTTGATTGCCTCAGAGAGGCTATCAATCGGGACAGAATCGCCATAGGTACCCCACGCGCCGATCGCTGCGTCGAGCATGGTGTTGAGGTCGTCCTGCGCCAGCCCGATCGCCTGCAGGTTGGCGATCGTCGTCGCCGTCTGTTGGTGATCTCCCAAGACGCCGTAGAGATACTCGTAGGACTCTGCCGTCTGCTCGGCTGTGTAGCCCGCCGCCTGCGAGCTGGCCTCCAGCGTGCCCATGATCTTGCGGTATTCCTCGGTTTCGTCCACGATGCCGATGATGGCGTCGCTCGCCGCCTTGAGTCCCGCGACGACCGCGCCGCCGACGAGCATTTTCTTGAGGCTGCCGAGCTGCCCGATCAGGTTGCCGATGCCGCCCTTGCCGCCGCCTGCGCCGTTGAAGTCGTCGGTGGCCTTTGCCGCGTCCTTGACCTGCTTGCCGTACTCGTCGATGCTCTTGGCGCACTTGTCGGCGCTCGTGCGGGCCTCGTCGAGGTAGCGCTCGTTGGAGCTCAGCTCGTCGTTGAGGTCAATGAGGTCGGTTTCCGCCTTTTCCAGCTGCCGCTTGAAGCGCATGACGGCCTCGTCGTTTTCGCCATAGGCTTCGCCGCAGTCCTCAATGGCGGTCTGCAGCTTGGCGATCTTGTCGATCTGCTTCTGCTGCGCCTCGCGCAGCAGATCGTTTTTTGTGGTCAGAGCCTCGATGCTGTTCGCCTGCCCGCGGAATTCCGCGTCGGCACGCTTCATCTTGTCGCTCAGAAGCCCGATCTCCTGGTTGACCTCGCCGAGCTCCTTTTTGTATTCCTTCTCGCCCTCCAGCGTCAGCCGCGTGGCGATGGTGCGTGTGGCCACTTACTCCCAGCTCCTTTCCCGGGAAACTCTGCGCGCCTCCAGCGCGAGGAGATCAACGAGCTCTCCCGGCGTCAGGATCATCGTCTCGCGCAGGCTCAGATGCAATCGCTGCGTGCCCGCCTGGCGCAGCAGCAGCGCTAAATTCTCGTTTTTTTTTGAAGCTCCTGCAAAATGAGGTCAACTTCCTCTTCCTCGTCGTCCTCGTCGCGCTCGCGCCGGAAGGCCTGCTCATAGGCCGCGCCGAGCGCGCGCTTCGCGTCCAGCGCGTCGAACGGGGCCATATTCGCGCGGAAATAGCTCTCCGGCACGATGGGCCGCCGATCAAGCCCTTCCCAGCGCCGCACGAGCTCGCCCTGCTCGCTCAGCTTCCACAAAAGCCAGCACAGCGCGTCGAAGCTCGCCTTGTCGCTGCCGAGGTAAAGGTCGGGGATATCCTTTTCCGTGCCGAAGCGGTCATAGATGTCCGTGAGCGCCGCGGCGTTCAGGCACAGCGTGAAGGTGTGCCCCTTGAGTTTCCATTCGGTTTTTCGCATATTTGTCTCCTATGCCGGAAACGGGCGGAGAAAGGTCCCCGCCCGTTTGTTTCAGCTCGCGCTTTCTGTGAATTTGCTGTCGATCCAGGCCTGCGCCGCGGCCTCGGTGTCGAGGGCCTTGGACTCGATCTTGCTCTTGCGGCAGGCAGGCACCGTGCCGTGGAAGCTCAGGTCGTCGCCCGTCAGCTGGATCGATGTGCCCTTGGTGTTGTAGGTCACGCCCTGCCGCACGGCCTGCACCTTGGGATAGAAAATGCCCTTGTAGAACACCTTGCCCTTGTACTTTCGCTTCGAGATCAATCCGAGGCCGCCCTGCGGGGACTCGTCGTCGAAGCTGTAGCTCAGATCGCCGTCCGAGCTCAGATTGGAGCCGAACACCGCGGCTGCAACCGCGTTTTCCAGCTCCGTCACGGAGGTGGAAACGTCGTAATCCGCGACCTCGTCCACACGGTCCTCGACCGCGTTGTCGCCGCTGATCTCCGCCGACTGCACGTTCACCGTGTCCGCCACGGTGATGAGCGAGCCAAGGTGGACCTTCGTGCCGTATTTCGGCAGCTTCGCCGCGTTCGTGTCGGGGTCGGTCTCCGCGAACGGCGCGAAATAGAGATAGGATGCGCCATATTTTGCCATTGTGTGCCCTCCTTACAGGTCTTTTGATTTGAGCCAGTCGTCATAGACGCTGAACTCCGCCGCGGTCACGGCGTCGGCGCACTCGGCGTTCGCCTGCGCCATCCATTGCTTGCCGGGGATGTTGCGCCGCGGCGCGCCGAACTCCTGAATGAAACCGACGTCATTGTTGGTCGAGCGGCGGCGTGCGCCTTTTTTGCGCGGCTTGCGGACGACCGGCTTGCCGCGTGAGCCGCTCGGCAGCACAAGCACTGCCGGCGCGTTATTTTTGCGGCTGTCGACGTAGAGCTTCTGCTTGACCGTGATGCTGCCGGCGAGCTTTCCGGTGTCGACCAGCCCCAGCGCACGGATCTTCCGCCGCTGCGCCTCGGCTGCCACCTCGCCGCCCGCGGTCAGCATCTGCCGCTTGACGTCCTCGGGGATCTCCGCGATCTCCTGCACCGTCAGCGCGAGACCGTCGATGCCATCCGCCTTAAACTGCGCCATCGTCCTCGGCCTCGGTCAGCGCGTCGAACTCGAACACATAGTGCTGCCCGAGCTCGTCCGTCGCCGACGAAATAGTCGGGAGGGAGAACTCGTCCGTTTCCTCGATGGCCGCGGTCAGCGCCCGCCGCTTGGCGACGGTCGACGCCTTGAGCGGCGCAAGGTAGTGCAGCTGCACCCGCGCGAGCCCGACGTCGGTCCCGTCGTCGCCGGCAAGACCGGCGGTCTGCGTGTAGTCAAACGTGCAGTATTCCTCCGGCGGCGTCTCGCCCGCCTCTGTGACCAGCAGATCCGGCACGCACACCGGCACGATCGGCGTCACGACTGCGATGATTCTCTCATTCAGCGTCATACCTTGCCCTCCTGCGTGATGCGCTCGCACCAGAACTCCATGTACTTCCCCTCGTCGCCGTAGGTGTTGACGTAAAGGATGTTGTAGTCGCGCCCGTCGTAGCGGATCAGGAGCCGCCGGTCAAGCAGCTCCGGGTTCGCGCGCGTGAGAAAGCG